GATCAAACTTTTCAAGGAGAAGCATGGGGATAGATATGATTATTCGATGTTTATTTATCCCGGTAAAAAGAATGATAAAGGGATTGTGATTTGTAAAGATCATGGTCAATTTCTAACTTCCAAGCAACATCATTTACAAGGTTCTGGTTGTCCTGATTGCGCGGGTGTCCCAAGAGGGGGATTCAAACGAAGAACCCAAGAACAATTCATGGAAGAATTGAAAGAAAAATATTCGAAATTTCAGGAATATGATTTTTCTAAATTCATATATAAGAACAACACCACCAAAGGAATTATCGCATGTCCCAAACACGGAGAATTTCAAATCACTCCCAAGCACTTGTTGGCAAGACAATATGGTTGTTCCGAATGTTCGGGAAAGAAAAGATTGACGATTGAAAGGATCAGGGAATTAACATCATATCAAATTCCCAATCAGGAATACACAAACAATAAAACACATATTAAAGCTGTGTGTGAATTGCATGGAGAATGGTTGGTTAGACCGGATAATCTTCTTCACTCTAAAACAAGATGTCCAGTATGTGCTGAGAATCTATCTAAGATTGAAGAAGAACTTAGAGAATTTGTGGAGTCTGAATTGGATACCGACATTATTAGAAACGATAAACAAATTTTAGATAAAAAAGAATTGGATGTCCTATCCCCAAAACACAATATTGCAATTGAGATGAACGGGTTATTTTGTCATTCAGAAGAAGAAGGTAAGGACAAACATTATCATTTATACAAGACAAATAAGTGTCTGGAATCTGGTATTCGTCTGTTTCACATATTTGAGGATGAATGGCGGAACAAACAGGAGATTTGGAAATCCATTATTAGATATAATTTCGGGAAAGTTCCCAATAAAATCCATGCTAGAAAATGTGAAATAAGAATGGTTGACAATTTCAATACAAGACATTTTCTAAACGACAACCATCTACAAGGATATTCCAATTGTTCAATTTCGCTAGGACTCTATTACAATAACCAATTGGTATCCATATTAACATTTGGTAAAAGTAGATTCGATAAGAATGTGGAATGGGAGCTTATTCGTTTCGCCAACGTATTGAACACTTCGATAGTCGGTGGATTTCAGAAGTTGTTCAAACACTTCATCAGAACTTATAATCCAAATTCCATAGTATCTTACGCAGATAAGCGATATTCAATTGGTAATATATACCGTAGTGTTGGTATGAAAGAGATTCAAAATGATGCGGTGAATTATTATTATTTTAATAAGCGAGAAGGTATTAGATATTCTCGCCATCAGTTCCAGAAACATAAGCTCGAAGATAAGTTACCAATCTTTGATGAGTCGTTGAGTGAAGGGGATAATATGAAGATGAATGGTTTTTATAAGATATATGATTGTGGTAATTATAAATTTGTGTGGAGGAAATCATTGCAATAATTGATTCCGGTATTAAGTATTACCATGAACAGAAAACAATTCAAATTATACGTCACTATCAACAAAATCAATGGCAAGGTTTATGGGGGAAAACATTATTGGTATCCAAAAACTAGATATATGGGTTCTGGTTATAGATTGCGCCAAGCTATGGTCAAATATGGAAAAGAAAATTTTGAAACTAGGTGGTTTAATTTAAAGATAACTACACCAGAAGACTTGAATAGATTGGAAATCAAGTTAATCAGAAGGCTACACCACAAATTCGGTAAGAGTAATTGTTACAATATTCAAAAGGGTGGTAGGGGGGGTTATTACACTGAATACATGGATGAAAATGAATTGGATGAAGTGTATTCTAAAATAAGCAGTGGTCTTAAAGAAAAATATAAAGACCCCGAACATTATGATAAATGGAAAGAATCCTTAAAGAAAAGGAAAGCTACGATGGATTTAAGAAAATCTAAAGAGGGTAAATCTGATAAGGAAATTAAAAAGAGACAATTCATGCTAGATAATGGATTCGGTATTGTCACGTATGAGATATCATATCCCGATGGCAAGTCTGTCGTTGAGAGTAAAACACTCAGAGATTTTCTAACTGAATATAAAACAGAAGATCATGTATTCTCGCGCATCAGAACAAACGGCGAATATGTCTTCAAGAAGAGAACCAAACTTACAAAACACCCATTTCCAGTTAAGACGGTTATAAAATATATTTCAGAGATAAGAACATTCGATACCTATAAAAACGAGGAAACCCAAGGGTCTTCGGCACCTTGGGTTTCAGATTTGATTTGCGTAACTGCTTGAGTATTAACGACTTAGAGGTAGGTTGAAACCGACCCCGGTGTAAACGCAGTACCAAGACCCTTTACGATGATAAGGTGGTAATAGAGCGATGCACCAAAAATGTTGTTCACAATCCCGTAACGAGTCATAAGACCCACACGAGGAGCGAAATCATTTGGTCCAATCGTTCTTTGCACCATGATCGGGATATACGGACAGTATATCAGACCAGTATCATAGTATTCAGAACCCTTGTAACCCAACAGCGCATATTCCACACCACTGGTTTGACCAGAGTAGTAGTTAGGGCTATAGAGCGAGGAATTCTGAACTTCAGTCCGAGTATCACGATAAACCGTCCAGCGGCTACCAACAGTACCAACTTTTGCGATACCAACACCAGCAGTCGAGACTGTGCCATTGATTTCGTAAACCTTAAAGTCAGGAAGCATTTCGAGGATGCTGCAAACACGAGGAGTGGCGATAACAAAGTTAGCGGCACCTCTACGGTTACGAGCAGCCATACGACCACTTTCGATAATAAGGCGTTGATAGAAGGTAAGATTCCGTTCAGCAGTCCAACGTCCATCCGCACTAACAGGACTCCAGATGGAGAAACCTGCGCCAGCACCAGCATTGAAGGCAGTTTGGATCATACGCATCACAACTTCGCGGTCGATTTCGGCTTGGATTTCATACGACATTGCATTCGTAAGTTCTCCATCGATATCGATACCGTTCATGTTTTTGATGTCTTGTTCCAACTCAACCGACCAGCGGGTAGCTAATCTACGTGTTCCGGCCTCAACAGCGGTCTTTTCAAACTTGAGTTCGATTTGAGGGATTTTACCCGTCAATTCGTAGTTGCTCAAAAGTTCAGCAATACCACGGTCTTGATCTGCGAATGTCCAGTGTTCGGTGTTACCCGAAAGGAATCCAGCAGATGTGCCAGTGAAACGTGTGTCCAGAAGTTGATAACCAAGTTCGGTGTCTGGAAGACCAGTACTACCATCGTAAGCAGCTTTAAGCTGATTACCGAAGCTAGAACCAGTTCCACCTCCAGAGGTCTTGCCGTCGATGCTACTATCGCTCAGAGTATCACCTTGATAGGCGTAACGAAGAGCGAAAGCAAGACCAACAGGACCACCCATAGGCTGAACGCCTACGATCTCATTGGAAATCAATTCAGGGAAAGTGCGTCGAATCATAGGAATCAGAATCTTTGGCAGACGAGCATCACCAGTAGCATAGGAGTCGCTGTTAGCGATACCGTTGCCAATGGAAGTCGTTGCACCGAACACACCACCGGAGGCAGCAGTATTCGATTCTTGGTAGCACCACTGTTCTTGGTTCTCAAGGAGCATTGCAGTGGTCTTGTAAACGTGTTCGTTCCGAATAGCTGGGATCGAGTCCGAGCTATAATCGAGAACCTTACGCCACTTGGCAACTGCTTGTTGCATCTTGGAGCCTTGGATATCAGTAGATGGTAGATTATTCATATATTTGACTTTCTATTCACATTGTTCAGGAATTGCTTCCTCATAGTGCGGGTTGGAAATTTTTTACCTACGGAATGTTTGTTGTTTCAAAACATCCAGATAAGGATCAGATTCTTCATCCGTATTATTATTTACCTTTTCAGTAACAATTTTTTGTTCTTTTACGAAATCGGGCTTGTGCTTGCGGTTTTGAACAGCTTCTTCCTTGATGGTTTCCAGTTGCTTTTTCTCTTGTTTTTCAAAGAGGCGAACGGTGTAATCAAAGTTATCCTGAATGAATTGCAGGGACTTGTCTCCCAAAGCCTTCTTCACAAAATTCTTTTTGGTTTCAGGATACTTGGAAGTTCTGCCTTCAAGGAAAAGTTTGACTTCCGACTTGTTCTTGGATTCGGTGAGGAAGCGAACGTTCTTTTCAAGTTCAGCATTCTTATTGCGGAGCTTGTCGATTTCACTCTTACCTTCCACGATTGCCCCAGATACGGATTCCTTCATGACAGCAAGATCGATTGCAAAGACCTTTTTGAGATTTTCCAGAACATTCATGGCTGTCTTGTTCTTGACAGCTTCCTTGATATCTTTGGTTGGAATGGATTCATCAATGAACTCGTCAAGGAAAGCACTAACGGATTCCGTAAGTTGTTTTTTGAACTTGAGAAGATCGCCGTTCTGTTCGCGCTCATACTTTTTGATAACCTTGACCAGCTTTGCGGTCTTATCTCTATCAAAAGCTTCCATGATCTTTTTCATCTTGACCGTGCGATCCTTATCAACGGATGTCATCAGGGTCTTGAGTTTGGAGGCATATACTTCATCCTGTTCCAAAAGGGCAGCTTCAACGGCCAGATCAATCTTGGATTCAAGGGATTCCTGAATTGCCTTGATGGATTCATCGCTGAGTCCCAGACTTTTTTGGATGTCTTCCGAGAAAAGGTTCGTGCTTTTTTTCTTCATATTATTATTTAGAGATCGGGTATGAATTTTTTGAAAATCAGAACAAAGGATTGTCGATTTCTTGAGCAATTCTCTGTTGGATTTTGAAATTCACAGCATCCTTGAGTTGTTTATGAGCTTGGGCATGATCATTGGTCATGATAGCCTCAATGAATTTGGAGAGATCGAGGGATTCTTTCACACAATTGTTGACGGTCTTTCCACCCTTTTTCTTGGTGCCTTTCTTTTCGTAACCTTTCCAACAGGCTTTTTCCTCATCCTCATCATTTTTTTCATCTTTCAATGGTGGGAGATTATTAACTCCATAAATTTTCATACCTTTATGTGTCCAAACCGCATCATGTTGTGGTAATTTCTTGTAACCCATGGATTCAGCCTGTTTAATACGTTTGGTTCTCTTATCATCACCGGATTCCTCATCCTCATCAAAAGCGTTCCCGCGATTATACGATCCTTTGCCCTTCTTCGGCTTTTCCGTTTTGGTTGCGGGGGCAAAATTCTTGCGCTGTTTCACTTCCGGTCCATCGAAAACGTGCTTACCCTGTTTCTTCAAATCTTTATATGTTTTGCCCATAGTATTATTTAGATTTGTTGGATAAACTTTATGATCTGTGCGCGAAGATAATTATCAACATCGTGTTTTGGAAGTGTTTTTAGAGCTTTGCCAAAGTCCTCGTAGATTTGTTCGTAATCACCGTTTTCGGTAATAGTCCAACTTTTACTTTCAAGAATACCGTCAACAAAAGCTGTTGGATATGATGGATCGGCAACACAGTCGATTGCAACCAAATGCATGTTTTCCACAACCTTATGACCAGACGCTTCACGCAACGATCCAAGCGATCTAGTACTCATACCGAGGGAAACTCCATTATTGATGAGTCCGCGAACAATATTTCCACATATCATGCCTTCTCCAGAGAGAATCTTTGATTTCCCAACCCATGCCTTACCATCTTTCCTGAGTTCAGTAACAAGGTGACATGCACGCTCTGGATTTACCTCACTGGTATTGGAATGATTTAATTCCCCAAGTGATCGTTTAGTTACAACCATCTCATTCAGATACCGATTAATTTCACGATCAAGCTCATGCTCTGGATAGATTCTCCCGTTCTTATTAATCTCCGAACCAAGGTAAACCCCCTGCACATATAGATTACTACCACTTCCACGATTAGTCTGTTCTTCGACAATTTCCAATCCATCGAAGTTGGTGGGATCATTGTACATCAGCTTTAGTTTTAATGCCATGTTCTTATTTATGTTTTAAATCAAAAATTCCATCAAATATCCACCAGTATCCCAAAATTTATCAACATTATCAGCCAATAATTCTTCATCGTGGGTGTAAATCTTATCATGTTTCGCGTTGATAAATTTCCAACAAACTGGTTCGATGGTATCTTTGACGATAAATCCTGATTCTTCAAATAGTGTAAGATCATCCCAATCAAATAACACATTACTTACTATTGTATTTAATTCATGATCATTCATATACTGTCTTATCATAGATTGAAACACTTTAGACATATCAACATCGTGTTTATTGGCTACTCTTAATACAGTGTTATCTTTAAACGATATACAACCATATATATCTCCATCATTACAACAAACCATATTAATACAATTTTTCATCAACCCCAATGGGTGATTATTGATTATAAAATCATTTATGGAATCATCTCCAACATATTCAAATACACACGAGTCATTTGCTTGGGTTCTCAATCCCAATTCTCTGAAAATTTTGTGTTTGAAGTGGTCTGATCCTATAATCTCATTTTCATAAATGTGTGTCAATTTTATACCTCGTTTATAACATTCTTCGGTTTTCCACCTATGATAGTCAGAATCCTTACCCATAACTTCTCCATGATATCTAAGTCCGTTAATCTCAAACCCTATACTCAAATCAGGGGTTAATATATCAATTTCGTATATTTTACCGTTATCATCTTTATATCTAGTGTGTTGGATGTGTGATATTCCAAGATCGTCCAACGTTTCGGACACTCGTTGTTCCAATTTTGATATCTTCATCCCACATTTTAAACACGGATGATTTAAAACAAAAATATTCATATCAAGAAATCTTACAAATTCTCCATGCTTTGAACATGTTAAAAATATCTCATTATTGAATCCCTTGAACTTGCTTTCATCTATTACCAACTCGAAATTATTATGTTTAAAATGTTTTTTAACTTTTGTTAGAGATTTTTTAACTCTGATTTCATCTAAACATTTGTCACATCCACCACCTTTTAATAAATTTTGGGGAAATCTTGTAAAGTCTCCATGTTTGGGACATGTAAGAGTGACAGGATTTTTTAAAGTGGTATAATTAACCTTACTATAATCATACTTATCACCATGTTTTTCTTCTAACTTTTCTATATAAGATTCCGTGGTAAATAATTGTTGATATTTCAAACTTTTTCTATCATCCCCACATTTTTTACAACCACTACCATTTCTATGTGTTCCCGCCTTTTGTGTGAAAATTCCATGTTTTGGGCAAATTATTCTAACTGATTTAGACAATGTTTCGTATTTTGAAATAGAATAATCATAATAATTATTATGTCTTTCAACACACGAATTTAACCATTCTTCATATGGGGGACTTTTCTCGTGATTGGCACATTTAGCACACCCATAACCGATTTTATGTTCACTGGCTTTTTGATAAAACCACCCATGAGTTGGGCATCCTATTTTAATCAGACTGGAACCGTTTTTAT